CAACCTATAAATCCTCTTACTGTGGCAGTAAATCCGCTTGCTACATTAGAGTTAGATCCTTCTATTCTGCAGTTAGCTGGATTTGTCTTGTCTTCTGCTGTTGTGTCTGTTCCTGTCTCGTCTACTGCCCCTCCTCGGTTTAATACAGTTCCTACAGGCATTAACCAATCAGCATATCTATTTCCTGAAGCTCCTGAACAGGAAGTCCAAGAAATTGCTTTATTTGAAGTAGTATTTGAGAAAGTAGCTGTTCTATAACAGTCTGCGGGATAGGCTCCTACATTTGCCTGCCAGTTCCAAGCGTTGAAGATATAGCCCACATCGTTAGAGTCTGGGGTTCTTAAAGCCGACAAGCCCGTTATATTATTTGTGGCTCTTGGATTTGTTCCATCTGTGCCATAAAATAGGGTTTTTAAGACTTGAGCCCTTGCTATTTGATAGCTTGTATCTGTAGAGAAAAGCCTCCATTTCCCTGTATCAAGTTTTATTAAAGTGCAGTTGTTTATCGATTCAAAGTCTGTAACGCTTGTGGCTTCTATATCTATGTAGTAAAGATAAGAGCTTGTCCAGTTTCTTGTTACATAAGATTTATAAGTATTATCGTAGCTAAAAGAATTATTTATATCTGCTACTGTTTGAGAACTAAAAACATCATATTTAAAATTAGTTGTAGCCGGAGCTCCTGTTGAATTAAGATTTGAGTTCCATCCGTTCTTTGCACTGTCAAAGAAAGCCTGTATAGAGTTTTTAAATAGCTTCCCAAAAGCATTCATTACTTCATTTGCGTCTGCTATATAGCCATTAATTATTGATGCCATTAGATTATTTTGTCCTTCTCAATATAAACCACCTGAACTGATGTATTTTTAGTTATTGGAGCGTGAACTGTTCTTGAAAAGCATAAGAGCGTGCCGTCTGTATTAAATATCCCAAATTCTGTTAATGAGTTTCCATTTGCCTCGGTGGTTAATAGTAAGCATCTTGTAGTGATATTTAGATTTGCCTCATCAAGAATAGGATATCCTCCCACGAAAGTTTTAGTATAAGAGGCTCCTGATATTATTACTGGGGTCTGCAGGTTTGTATCTGTTACTGCGGGCGTAGTGATTCCTGTTCCTACCTTAAATACGCTCGGTGTTGTATATGTAGGACTTGCTTTAAATGCCCTGTTCAGTACTAATTTTTTCCCCGAATTAGTAACAATTATTCCGCTTGCCATATGTTTTTAAGTGTTTATTGTTATTTAAAGTTTATTAATGATAGCCTTTTAATTGAAGTTTAGTTATTCTGCCAGTGACTCCTGCACTCTCTCTAATTCTCCATCTCAAGTCTATGCCGGGATATATGAGAGTATGAGACACTCCTGATGATGTGCTTTCCCAGTTTGCTCCCCCATTAGCTGAAACATAAAAATTATAATTGCCTGAGGCTATTGTAGCAATCAGAGTAGCCTTTGTTATCACTCCGTTGTTATAATCTATACTCGTGCTTTGTGCCTGGCTAAGAGATGAAAAATCCAGTCTCTTGTTTGTTATATCCCAGTTTGCAGTAGTATTTCCTGTATCATCAAAGTCCGTATCATAAAAGGTTTCTTCATAGTTATTGTTATACTGTTGAATAAAAAAGGCTGCCTCTGCGGGTGTGCCTGAGCCGTCACTCCAGTTATAGGTTCCCCAAATGCCAAAAGTAGGATTTCCCCATATCAAACCTGTTCCTGTCATATTCTGCATATTTACTATAAAGTATCTCGGCAGTACGTTTATCTTGTTTGAGATAGAGTTGTCTATTGTAATTAATTCTGTTATCATATCCTGATTTGCTATTTCGTCTTCGTTAATTCTTTTTATTCTTTCTTCCACACTTGCCTGCCATTCAGCTAATCTAAATGCCTTGTCTCCTACTACAATTTCGTCATAGTCACTTGGATACCTTATCCTATGTCTGGATATTATAAAATTTCCGTCTACATTAGGGCTTGATATAGAGTCTATTACTCTTATCATCTGCCCTATCTTTAAATTATAAGAGCCAACATTTTTTACTTTTAATGTTGCAAGAATAAATGGTGAGGAATATTTCGATAGATAGTTTGCCCCCTTTATTTCTGCATCCGCTACATTTCTTAAGTCCTTATAAGTTACTGTCTTTCTAAAGTCTCCATATTTATCTATACTGGCTTGATTGTACATATGCACAGGAATAGGCACTGCGCGAGAATATCTTATCTCTGCATAGTCATCCATAATAAAATTAGTTCCCACTGCCGGAAGTATCTTCTTCTGGTTCTTGTCAACATAATAGTCATAAATCACTGTAGAATCAGGCAAGCCTCCGGTTTTTAATGTATTAGGAGGATTGCTGGTATCTATGTAAACTTTTACACTAATAGGTTCAAAATTAATAGATATAGAATCTATATTATAACCTGAAGTTGAGCCGATTCTTCCGGTTTCTGTAGTTTCTATCTCTTGAAAAGCCCCTACCACAGTCAAATCATTTACCATTTCTGTTGTGTCATAAGTCCACTTTGGCACCTCGATTATATTATTTCCCACAGTGAGAATTGTAGAATTAGTAGTAAATCCCTGCGGCTCAAAATATACCTTGTCTGTGTCTGTTCTGTAATAGAACTGCCAGTCGAGTATTTTCTTTAAAGTCTTGCATCTTTCCATTATGTCTGTATGGTTGCATATAAACTTCCCTATGGTTAATCCTGTTCCACTGTCTTGGATGCTTGTGGCATCTGCGTTTAATCCCCCGTAAGTAGTTACTAAATCCTTGAATATTTCGCTTATTTTTCCTGCACTTGCGTCTATTGTGCTGTCGTATATATGGGTTACTTCTCTTCTTACTAAATCCCAGAGCTTGTCTTTCCCTGTTATTTTTACTTTTCCTCCCTCAGGATTATAGCTTTCTACATATCCATTAAATATCTTTTCTTCATCAGGAGAACCCCAGCCCCTCCATATTTCAAGAGTCATACCCATATCTATAGTTAGAACATTTTTCACGTTTCTTACTAAATTCAATTCTACTTCTGCTATTGTGTCTCCATATGCGTCCTCTTTTTCGTAATTAATCAAATAACTGGTTACGTCTACAGAATTTATTTTGACTCGGGTTAGCATTTTAAGTTATGGCTGAACATTCAAGCATATCTATGCTATAATCTACCTTATTGACTTCTGCCTCAGACCTCTTGAACTCTATAGTTTGGATAACCACAGAATAACTTTTTCCAGAAACGTCGCTTGTGTATGTCCTGTTTGTCTGGTTTCCATTAATAAGTGCATCCAACTCTGCTATAAATGATGCTATCTGTACAGAATTTCCTATATATGTTCCGTCTATCCTTATTGTCCTCTGCGCTCCAAACAAGTCTAAAGCTATCAAAAACCGACTGTCGTATCCGGGCATAGGCATCTGAAAGAGCTGTGCGTCCTTATTTACTGTTTCATTTCTCACTGTTCCCAGGGAAGTCATATTTGTCAAACTTGCCATTTTTCCTCCATTAGTTTAATTAACTTATCAAGCTTTTCCTTAATTAAATTAAGAAAATTATTAGTCATCTTTATTTCTCTTATGATTTCTTCTTCCTTTTCCATTATATATAGCTTATCCTCCTTCTCATATCCTTGCCTAATCTTACTTCTATTTCTCTTACTAACTGCTTTATGTCAGCGGGTTTGCTTATTGTGGGGCTGTCTATATTTACGCTTAAATTAATGCTTTTTGATGCTTGTTTGCTTTCTGTGGCACTGACTACTCTCTCTCCTTTATGCAGTAAAGAAAGCCCTGTATTAGATATTATGCCTCCTAACTGGTGGTCTCCTGTAGTCTTTTTGCCCCCAAATAAACCTTTAATAAAATTCAACACCCAAGAACCTATTCCTTTAAGAATATCAAAAGCACTTGTGAATATTGAAACAAGTGTATCCCATATCCACTGCCCAAATTTTTTTAGTGTTGCAAACCATATGGGTATTTGTCCTACAAGCCATTTTGCGAGCCACAATATTAATCCTATTATTGCAAGAGCTAAGAGAACCGCCCAACCTAATGATAATCCTGTTAGTAATGTAATTAATCCTGCTATGACTCCTACCAAAATTAGCAATAGAAAAACAATTAAATATTGTTTCCAATTTGTCTTAATATCTTCTATTATTGAACCTAATGCTGCTTTTAGACCTTCCCAAGCCGCACTTAATATATTAGGGAAATTTTTGAATAATTCAAAAGTTAATCTTATAAATCCTTCTACAACTAAGGGAATACCTAATGCAATAATTCCTTGTATAAAAGCAGAAAAAGCATCAAATAAGGGTTGCTTTAAATTTTCCCAAAGATCCTTTATTACGGGAGTTAATATCTTATCTAAACCCTCAAACAAGCCTTTAAACATATCCCCTAAAGAAGCTCCTCCTATAGCCATTCCTGCAAGTTTCTTGGCTAATTGTCCTAATGCAATTATGACGGGTTTTAGAATTGGAATCAATGGCAACAACAAAAGCATTAAAATCAACTTGAATATTTTAAAAATAGACGTTATTATAGGAAAATCCTTGAGTATTTCCACTAACTTCTTGCCCATATTATAGATAAGATTAGAAATTATATTTCCTTTTATTATAGTGCCAACTAATCCTTTTATGCTTCCGGCTATGCTTCCGGTGGTTCCTCCACCGCCCCCTTCTCTTATTGTTATTTCTGCGGATATATCAGCCATTTTTGCTCATCTCGTATTCTCTATCTTTTACTTCCTCTAAAAAAGACAATAAATCAAAGAGTAACTTAACTGGCACATTATCTGTTATCTCGGGTGTCCATCCAAATTCCTTGGCGCAGACAAAATAAATCATATCTCTATTTACTTCGCTGTTGGATGTAATCCCTCCTCTAACTACATGCTTAATCAGTTGTTTTTTTTTAAATCTGTGGAGTTGAGTTCTGTTACTTTCTCTATTAATAATTCTCCCACTTCTTGGGGAAGATTCCTTATATCCTCTATAGTTTTTAAAGATATAGAAGAATCTACTACGGATTTCAAGATACTCACTTCTTTCAGTTTGCTTGTACTTATCTTAATTATAGGTACTGCCCCTGTCATCTTTATATCTGTTGCTTCCTCTTCCAACTGGTTTTTTTCTCCAAAACTAAGTCTCTTCATTTCTACCCAGTGCTTAATACCTTCAATTTCAAACTCTATTTTTTCAGTCTTCATTTTAAGGTATTGCGTTGTCTATTGAAGTTCCGTTTGTCCATACTGCTATGTTTGCGTTCGCTGATGTTGATAAAGACCATCCCGAGACATCTTCCTTTATTATCTCGTTGACATCTTTAGGTAGAGTTTCCTCATCGAAGTAGACATTAGCTATTGTCATCACTATTTTATTTGAACTTGATCCTGCTCCTCCTGTGTCAAAAGTTAGTACTATGTTAGCTTGAGCTGCGGGATTTCCTGTTGAGGGTCCTCCTGATGCTCCAAAGAACTTAGTAAGTAACTCTGTAACGTCTTTGAAAGCTATTGTAAGTCTCAAATTGTATTCTCTTCTTTTCTCTACGGCGTTTGCTTTGAATCTGCTGTTAAGTCCCCATAAGCCTTCTATGTCGTTGTTGATAGTCCACTCTATAGACTGCACTTTTCCTATTTCTCCTCCGCCTGCACTCCACTCTACTAAACCCTGTGCAAAGGTGAAAGGTGTATAGGCTTCTGTAAACTGGCTTGATATTCCTGTTGTGGCTAATGTTTCTGTCTTGTAAGGGCATTCTAACCTTATTCTGACTATTTCTCCCTGGGTTGCTGTCATAGTCATACTTCCTATCTTGCATCCAAGTAATTCTGTTACTTCGTCATTACTTCCCAACTCTGTTCCTGTGGCTATTGTAAAGCTTGGTAAGGTGTTTGCTTCTGCGTATGTGTGCGTATATGACGGTCCTAAACCTCCGTCTGCCACTGCTCCAAGTAATGCTCTTAACCAAGTTGCATTAGTCAAGATATACTCCACACTTGCTGCTCCTTCATATTTCAAGGCTACGTTTGCTGTCGCGTTCCTAAATCCCAGTCCGTATATCCTCTCCATATTGTTTCTTCTTGTTAGTGTTATCTTCTGTCCTGCTCCGAATACTCTCGTCTTTGTAGTTGCTGTAGTTCCGTATGTTGCTTCGTATCCATAGTTTACATATGCTCCGTATCCTGCTGTATAACTTTGTACGATATTATTTACCTCCTGCATTTAATTGCTTTAATTTGTTTTTGATTACTTCTTCATTAACTTCAGTTTCGTCAAAAAGCATAAGTTTCCATCCATATCTGTTAAATATTTTAATCCTTTCTGCCTTCCATTATTCCAAGGTTCAGTTCCTTTTACGAATCTTCCTTTTTTATTTCTCATCTTTCTCCTGTTGTATTTAATTGATTATTACTCCACTACAAATCTCACATTAAAATCCTGTGACATTTGTATAATTTTATTATCCTGCCCTGTTATAATTGGTGACGTACTCATAGGATATATGTAAGGAAAGTTATAATAACTTTTTGGTGTTGTCCTTAATGCGTCTCTTACGCGCTTTATTGTATTGTTTAAATCGCTTGTGCCCCCTAATCCTCCCGCTATATTTGTATCCTTATTAACAGGAACCCATACATATGCTGTAACTATTAAATCTGAAATATGCCTTAATCCTCCTAATCCTAAGGGTTCTGTTCTTGAACTTGTCAGTTCTATTCCCACTCTTGGAAATGAAGTTAATGTCAAGTCTGTTCTCGGCATATCAGGATATATTTTATCCGCTGAGCTTGAATAGTCATAACTTACTTCTATATCTTCTCCCCCTGTCGTCGGTGTATTCAGAGTTATTTTTCCTGTTGCCCAATTCACTGTGTAGTCCCGAAATAGATATTTGTCTACACTGTCTATTGTCAGGCTTCTTATATTTTTTACTCCTGTGTGGCTTAATGTAAATTCTGTATCTCCGGCTCCTGCAGTAAATGAATTTGTCGTATTGGTAACTCCTCTAATTGTCGTGCTTGCGGCTCCGAATATGTCACCATTTCTCAAGGCGTGGCATATCTCTTCCCTCAGGTTTTCTAATTCTATTGTAGCCATTTAAAATTCATAGTCTTGGATGTCTTCATCTGCTTCTTCTTTGATTTCTTTATCTATTTCTTCAATCTTGTCCTCTTCCATATTATTTTCCTCCCAATCTATTTTTAATTAGTTCTCTAATGTTAGGAATGCTCTGATGTAAGGCAGGCCTCATAAAGGGTCTGAATGTATGCCCCGCAGTTTCAAGAGGATTTTTAGGAGTGCCTACCTCTATACCCTTGGTTTCTATTTTTCTTATTACTGCAAAAGTTGGTATTCCGTGTCTTTTTGCCCAGCCTTTTAATTCCTCTTTTTCCGATTCGTCAAGTACTCCGGGAGGTTTTCCGTATTCCATATCCTGCGCATAATCCACTTCTGTATAAATTGTTACTTTGTTTCCTGATACTTTATGCTTTATGCTCCTTCTTAATGTGCCCAAGTCTACAGGACAAAGTTGTATGGCTCTTAGTTTGACTATCATTCCTATCTCATCAAGTATGGATGTAAAGTCTATTTCTTCCATTATTTTGTTTTTTTCTTGAGTTTATTAACCTCTTCTTTTAAAATCTCGAATTGAACTATAATCTCGTTGAGCTTTTCTATTAATATTTTTAAAGCCGATTCTTGACTTAAGCCCGGATATACTACTACCATTTCTGATAAATGAGTTTTGTATATGTCTATCATTCTGTTATTATCTTGTCTGTCACGTTGACTACTCC